CCTGTCGGAGAAATTAAGATCTGGCCGACAGCCTCCGCGCCGGTGGGGTTCTTGCTGTGCAACGGCACGCTGATAAGTCGCACAACATACGCGGAGCTGTTTGCGGTTATAGGAACATCATATGGCGCGGGAAACGGATCTACTACATTTGCTCTGCCAAACCTGCTTGGGAAAGTAGTTGTCGGGAAGACGGCATCGGGTACGTTTAGCACCTTGGGAGCGGCTGTAGGATCAGAAACCGTATCCTTAACAGGCGAGCAGAACGGGACGCATTTTCACGGATTCTCTTACAACTTCCTTGATGGCGCGCAAATGAACGGTACGCCAAATCGTCAAGTCGCCTGCGCCGGCGGAGGGCTCACCCCCGGCGGAGCAGCAACCTCAACAGCCGGAACAGGATCTGCGCACAACAATATACAGCCGACAGTCGTCATGAACTATATCATCCGAGCGCTGGCTTAGTGTACGATAGAGGAGGAGTAAATGGAAACAGTAATATCGGCAGGCATATCAATCTTATCGTCTCTCATCATAGGCTGTATCATGGCTTTTGTTGTCAATCGGCAAGCAAAGCGGCAAGAATCAAGAGATCAAGAACGGACAGAAATGATTGTGTCAATTTTGGAAACCACGAACGCGAGCTTGTCGCTGTCTACAACGATGGCAACTGAGCTTCGTGATTTGGGTAAGTGTAACGGAAAAACTGAAGCGGCGCTAGAATATGCGTCTACCGCAAAGCACAAACAAGAAGACAGGCTTCGGCACAATGCCGCCGCCAATTTTTAAGGAGGAAATAAAATGAGCAAACTAACAAAAAATTGGATCAAAGCAGCAGGAATTAGAGCAATCAGAACACTTGCACAGTCGGCGCTTGCGGCGATTGGAACAGCAGCAGCTATGCAGGATGTCAACTGGCTTGCTGTCGCCTCGGTCGCGGGGCTCTCGGCGATCATGTCGCTGTTAATGTCAATTAAAGGACTGCCGGAGGTGTCAGATGAATAACATCGAGTTTGTAGCGGCTGCTCAAAAACTTAAAGACGAAAAATACGGATACATCTGGGGCGCGAAGGGCGAGGTCGCTACCGAATCACTACTTCAGCGCTGTATTCGCGCGGCAAAAACGGCCGGCACATACACTTTTACCGACGCCAAAATCGCTTACGCGCGGCAAAAACTAATCGCCGCCGGCACAAGAGTAGTTGACTGCAGCGGACTGTTAACAGTCTCTGCAGGACTATCGGCACGAGGGTCTGCACAGATCTGGGCGGACTGTCAGAGCAAAAGTAGCGAGATCAAAGATATTCCTAATACCACGGGTCTTGTCGTGTACCGACCAGGGCACATTGGTATCTATCTCGGCAGCGGAAAAGTCATTGAATCGGGCGGCTACAGTGTTGGTGTCACGGTCACTCCGATCGCACAGCCAGCGACGGGCAAGGCTTGGACAGGGTGGGGCTATTGGTCTGCTATCAGCTACGACAGCCCTGTGACGGCGCCGTCACAGAACGCCGTTGATCCGCATTTGTTTAGTGTGACGCTCAAGCAAGACATGAATGTCAGATGCGCTCCAAACGCGACTTGTAAAATTATAACGGTCGCGAAAAAGGGTTTGGGGCTCGGCATCGCCGAGGTCTCGCAGAACGGAAACTGGGGCAGAATCCAGAACCAAGTTAATCCCCCGCAGTGGATTTGTATTTCCGACAAATATGTAACCCGTTCGGAATAAATCGTTATCAAGGAGAAGTTTAATAACGAAGAAATTGACATAGTGCACAAACAGAACCATAAATGTTTGTGCATTATTTTACAAGTAAAAACATCTAAAAGGGTTGACGGCACATCTTATCGGGCGTATAATGAATACATAAGAACAAGAGAACAGCAGCCGAGAGGCAAGGAGATAGCAAGATGAACGCACAGGAAATTCAGTCCATAGTAGAGAAGCTTAATCTTTATGAAGATTACGAATATGTTGGAATCCGCACACAGGAAGAATCATTTGAGCTCGGAACAATCGATCACGAATCTCTGATCTGGGACAACGGCGAAATGACAGATGAAACGCTCAATGGGATATCAGTTACAGACGCTAAAGATCACAAAGCCCTCACTCAGCACACCGGAGAGCACGCTCGCAGCTCGTATTTTGGATCAAATCATGCAATCATAGTCTCAAACAGCCTCGTTGGTTACGGTGAGGATTTTGGAGAAATGATAGTCGCAAATGCAAAAGTCGTTTATATTTTTTAATCAACAGCCGATCGGGGCGGCATAACCCCGAAGCGCAGGAGGCGCAAAAAAATGAAGAAGTTAGAAATGGCAAGAAAACCGCACACGAGCGCGGAGACATTGGCGCTCTTGGCTCAAGATAAGGACGATATTGTGCGGTGGACGGTCGCAAGAAATCCACACACGAGCGCGGAAACGCTCGCGCTGTTGGCTCAAGATAAGGACGATGTTGTGCGGTGGACGGTCGCGGGGAATCCACACACGAGCGCGGAAACTCTCGCGCTGTTGGCAAAAGATAAAAACTGCGTGGTGCGGGGGGCTGTTGCTCAAAATCCAATCACGAGCGCGGGATGTGATGAAATTCTCCCGTCGCAAGCAGGCAATTAAACAAAATTGCTATTTTGCTTAATTAAAAATACACGAAAGGAGGTGAAATCATGATAAAAAACGCGAGAATAGCTGCAGGGCTCACGCAGAAAGAGCTCGCCGCGAAAATCGGAACAACTGCTCAGGTAATCAGCCGCTACGAGGTCGGAGAACAAGAGCCGACAGCGTCCAGGTTGAGGCTGGTCGCCAAAGTTTTGGCAGTAAAAATGGAAGAATTATTTTAAGGAAGGAGAAATGAAAAATGAAAATAGTACTTTTGATCCTGGCTATCTTTGTCATCACGGTCTTTGTCTTGTCGCTGATCGTCTTAGCGACGTACACCCGCTCCTTTTCGGATTTAATCACTGTCATTTTAACTCGCCGCCGTCACAGACGACAGGAGCGAGAACTGAAACAAGCGAACATCCACCGCGTCCCTGCTCCCGTGCTGGGAACGCAGATTTGCACAAGGAAGCCTGAGATAGCACCGGACGATTACAGTCACATGTTTACAGATTTCTAATTGGCAAAGAACCGCAGAAAGGAACTAGCAAAAAAGAAGAGCCAAAATCATATCACAGGAGGGAAATCATGAAAACGACAAAAATCAAAATCAAGAATCTGTTCGGGATCTCCGAAGTAAACCTGGACGGTAAGTCCGTTGAAATCACTGGACCCAAGGGAGCGGGCAAGACATCCGTTCTCGACTCTATCCGCTACGCTTTGACCAATCGGAGCAACCGCGATTTTATCATTCGTTCCGGATCCGAAGAAGGCGAGATCATCATTGAGACCGATACAGGTCTTTCAATCGATCGCAAAGCCAGAATGTCCAAGATCGACCAGATAGCCGTTAAGGACGGGCAGATGCTTCAGACGCGACCGGCTGAATTCCTTAACAGCATTTTTACTCCATTGCAGCTGAACCCTGTTGAATTTACCCAGATGTCCAGGCAGGAAAAGAATCGCGTCATTTTAAGCCTAATCGAGTTTGATTGGGATCTGGACTGGCTGACCGAGAAGTTCGGCGAACTTCCGCAGGGAATCAGCTATCAGCAACACATCCTGCAGATCCTTGCCGACATACAGGCAGACAACAGTCCGTATTACACGAGCCGGCAGAATATCAACCGCGAGATTCGAAACAAAACCGCCATGATCGAGGATATCAGCAAGGACATCCCCGAAACGTACGACGCGGATCACTGGAAGGCGTACGATCTTGGCGCGAAATACGCGGAGCTGGAGACCAAACGCAAGAATAACGCGCTGGTCGAGAAGGCACGTATGTTCGCATCGTCCTATAACGACAAACTCCGCGGGATTAAAGCGGACTTCGAGATTTCCAAGGCCGCCGCGGAAAAGGCCGTCGCGAACGAGCGGGATCAGATTACATCGACTATCGAGCGTCTTAAGGCACAGCTCAAAGCGGAAGAAGATAAGCTCCTCACGCTTGACGATAAGCTGATCGACAAGATCAAGGTTATTGCGGCCGATTACGAGACGGCCAAAGCGAAACTGGATAAGGATAACTCGGTCGCTCTGGAATGGTCTGACAAGGATCTTGTCGATGTGACAGAGCTGGCCGAAGAAGTCGCCAACGCCGAGAAGATGAAACTCCACCTGAACGAATACGCACGCATGAGATCGATGCAGTCCGAAGTCGACAAACTCGTCGAGGATTCTGCGGAGTTCACCCGAAAGATAGAGATTGCCCGCGATCTGCCTGGAGAGATCCTAAAAACCGCCGTAATTCCGGTAAAGGGGCTCACGGTCGAGAACGGCATCCCGCTTATCAATGGTCTGCCTATCAGTAATCTGTCAGACGGAGAACTTCTCGAGCTGTGCGTAGACGTATCGGTCCAGAAGCCCGGAAACCTACAGATAATCCTTGTCGACGGCGCTGAGAAGTTGGACGCCAAGAGCCGCGAAACGCTGTATGCCAAGTGCAAGGCCAAGGGATTGCAGTTGATCGCTACAAGAGTTACGGACTCGGATGTTATGGAGGTGACGGAGCTTTGAAACTTACAGCCGAAAATTATTACTGCCAGGAATCCAATGTTGAATACATGTCCGTGTCGCAGTTTAAAACTTTTGAGAAATGCGAAGCGCAGGCTATGGCAAGCATTCGCGGAGAGTACAAATTCGAACCGTCAACCGCCATGCTCGTTGGATCGTATGTAGATGCTTATTTTGAGGGAACTCTCCCATTATTCCATGCACAGCATCCGGAGATTATTTCAAGCAAAGGACCCACGGCCGGACAATTGAAAGCAGATTTCAAAATTGCCGAGGCAGTTATCCAGAGAATCGAGTCCGATCCGTTTTTCATGAATCACATGGTCGGAGACAAGCAGACGGTATTTACCGGGGATTTGTTCGGGTGCAAGTGGAAAGCCAAAACAGACGTATATCTTCCGGGATCCCGAATTGTTGACCTTAAGTGCATGAGATCCATTGACCGGATCATGGGGAAGTCGTTCGTTGATCACTGGATGTATGACGTGCAGCTCGCAGTTTACCAGAAGCTTGAGGGCAATAACCTACCCGTATTTATCGCGGTAGCTACTAAAGAAAATCCGATCGACATAGCTATCATATCTATCCCGCAGTGGAGGCTCGACGAATGTCTGAATTACGTTGAGAGAAAGCTGCCGAGGTATTTGGAAGTCAAGGCAGGCGCGGAGCCTCTCAGATGCGGAGTCTGCGATTACTGCAAGGCAACTAAGGTTCTCACCGAATCCATTGATTATGACGATGTCGGATATTCAGCCTATGAGCTGAAAAGAATGAAAGGGGAATACTAATGCCAACAGCAATTGTCTACACCAAGTCAGGAGGCGGCAAGACCGTCAACACATCCAGAGTCGAGGGAAAAACGAAACTGATCGACTCAGACAACAGTTCCGTTGTCCTACAGAACTTTGATCGTCCGAATGTCTCTATCAAGAAAATTTCAAGCATTGCAGATTTCATGACTGAGTTCGAAACATCTGCAGCGTCCGGCGAATTCCAGAACATCATCGTCGACAACGTAACGGACATTATTGACCGCTGGCTTCTCGAACTCGGGGCAGCCGGGAAGAACGGAGGTAATCCGGGAATACAGGACTACCAGACAGTCTATAACGGGGTCAAGCGCTTGGTGCGTAGAGCTTCAGACTGCGGGGTCAATGTGATTCTGAACTTCTGGCAAGACACTTATGTGTTCACAAACGGGGACGGATCACAGACATCAATGCTCAGTCCTAAAATGCCGCAAAAGCTTCTTGAGAACATATGCGGCCTGTGTAATATCGTGGCCCACATCGAGGTATACGAAAAAGACGAAAAGAAGACCTGGTTCTACAACATGAACGGAACCAATAATCTTTACGCCAAAGATCAGCTTTTTTGCAGAAAAACATGTATGCCCGAGGATATTTTTAACGGCAAAGGCAAGAAATAAGAGGAGGATCGCATCATGGCTTGGAATTATTCAGAACAGGAATACAAGGAATCAAAGATCACGGTACCGGCAGGGAAGCACAGGGTCAGAATTGCCTCAATCACGCCAAAGGTCAGTAAGACAGGGAAAGACATGTATGAGATCGCGCTGGACGTTTCCGGCTATTCTGCAAGGCTTTTCGATTATCTCGTATTCATGCCGGACAATGCGAAAATGACCAACGGGAAAATCGGGGACATTGTCCACTCTTTCGGAGTTACCGGGCAGATCGACCCGACGCTTGTTCCTGTTGGTTGGGTCGGATCAGTCGGAGCATGCACTGTCAAGCTCGACGAAGAGAATCGGTCTAAGGTCGGTTATTATATCGAAAAAGAAAAGGTCGGAGATTTGCCCGCATGGAAAGAGCCAGAGCGCAAGGAATACAGCCAGGCGCCAGATTATACGGCATCCATGCCGCCGCCGCCAGCAACTACTTCTTATCCTTTAGTCGATGACAATACTCTTCCTTTTGACCTTTAATCACTTCACTCCCGGGCGGCATCTCGTCGCCCGGGCATCACGTCAGGAAGGAGGAAAACAATAATTGGCAGAAATTACAGTAATCAAATGGGACCTTGAAAAAGCGGAACTATCGGATTTTAAGACAACCGCTCCATACGAATACTTGAACTCCATACCAGATCCGTTTGTGCAGAACTTGAAGCTTGAAGAAATGGCCGCTGCTGCTCAAAAACTCGGATTCCGAACATTCAAGAAGGCCTACACAGAATACAAGAAATCGATCAAGCAGGGCGAACCAAGAGCAGACGGGAAGCAGACAGAATTTCAAGATCAGCCGCTTGAACTGAACTGCGGCAAATGGATAGCTAATGATTCGGGCGTCAAGATCGAATCGGAGTACGGACCCGTTGAAGCTTGCAGTCATGCGATCGAGCCGGTGCAGCGGTTAATCAATATCGACACCGACACCGAAAAATTAACAATCTGGTACAGGCGGGGAAGAACGGTAAGAAACATCATCGTTGAAAAATCCGTACTTGCATCGCCGCAGTCGATTATAAAGCTATCGGATCGGGGCATAGCGGTTAACTCCGAGAATGCCAAGGCGATGATTAAATACCTGTCGGATCTGGAAGCCATGAATTACATGAGCATCCCGGAAAAGCGATCCGTGTCACGGCTCGGATGGATCCCGAAATATGGATTCTCACCGTATGTAGACGATCTTGAGTTTGACGGCGATCAGCAGTTCCGCACAGCGTTCGAGAGCGTCACGGAACACGGTAAGTTCACTGAGTGGGTCAAGACGGCTCAAGAGGCTAGGAGAGGCTCACAGACGGCAAGAATTGTCATAGCTGCATCGTTCGCGAGTAGCCTGGTTGAAATCTGCGGATGCTTACCGTTCTTCGTGCATCTCTGGTCTTCTGATTCAGGAACAGGCAAGACGGTTGCTCTCATGGTAGCCGCGTCGGTTTGGGCGAATCCCACAGTCGGAACGTACATCCAGACATTCAATTCGACCATGGTAGGCCGAGAGAAGATGGCAGCGTTTTGCAATTCCCTGCCACTCTGTATCGACGAATTACAGCTCGGAAAAGACAACAATCGAGGCAAACAGCAATTCGACGTGTACGCACTGGCTGAGGGAGTCGGGAGAACCAGGGGAACCAAGACGGGCGGAATCGAAAAAACGTCCACATGGCGAAACTGCATCCTGACAACCGGTGAAACTCCGATCACATCGAATTCGGCAGGAGCAGGAGCCATGAACCGCGTTATCGATGTCGAGTGTAAGTCAGGGGAGATCGTCATCACGAACGGCAACAAGGTCGTAGAGCAAGTGAAAAACCATTACGGACACGCCGGAAAGAAGTTCGTCTAGAAGATCCACGAAATCGGAGAAGATCAGATCAGGCGGGTTTACCAAAATAATTACAGCGAGCTCATGACCGGAGACACGACCGAGAAGCAGGCAATGGCAGCTGCACTAATACTCACAGCTGACCAGTTCGCGGATGAATGGATATTCAACACCGTTGAAATGCTCGAGATGAATTTAGAACACAGGATGCCGTACTTCGATGCCGAAGACATGCAAAAGTTCCTGCTTACAAAAGCACAAGTAGACGTGAATGCACGAGCGTATGAATTTATCTGTGACTGGGTGGCGGCGAATAAAAATAGATTCGGGTCAGAAGCGCAGGGTGAAACCTACGGGATCATCGAGGGAGATACGGCATACATAATTCCTACCGTATTCCAGAAAACACTCGACGCAGAGGGATACAGTTACGCCGGATTTGTCGGGTGGCTGAAAAATAAAGGACTCTGTGAAAAGGGCGACGGGCGGAACTGGCTTGTAAGAAAAAGCATTGGAGCGGGTAACCGAACAAGGTGCATCGGACTGAAATTACCGGATTATGGGCTCGAAATTGATGATTTATAGTAATTTGTCCGACAAATGTCGGACACTGTCCGACAAACATATGTTCTGTCGGACAGCCGAAAGCCTACAGCGAGTAGCGTTTCGAGGCAAGTGTCCGACATGTCCGACAAAAACGCGCGCAACCACCCTATACGAGAGATAGATAGTACAAGTTATACACACTGTCTCCCCGCGCAAGGAAAAACAAAAAAGTGTCGGACATGTCGGACAGCAACCGTTTTAGCCTACAGCGAGTAGCGTTTCCGCTGTCCGACATATGTCGGACAGGTGTCGGACATGTCGGACAGGAAGAAGAGGAGGGAATTATGAAAATATACATAGCAGGACCGATGACGGGAATCGAGAATTTTAACAGAGTTGAATTTTTTCTGATGGCGGATTATCTGACAAAAAACGGACACATAGTCATGAACCCCGCGAATAATCCAGACGGTTTTACTCACGCTGAATACATGCACGTGTGCTTCGCCATGATTGACGTATGCGATGCCATTATTCTTCTTCCCGGTTGGGAGAAATCGAAAGGCGCGAAATTCGAATATCAGCACGCATTGTCGAAAGGGAAGAAAACGTTTCGAGGATGGTCGGAGGAGGGAAAATAATTGATTACTTACACAAACGAAGATTGTATGATAGGAATGGCACGATATCCTGACAAGTATTTTGATTTGGCTATTGTTGATCCTCCGTACTTCAAGGGCGTTGCCGAAGAGGGATTCTATGGGGCGAAAATATCAAGGAACGGAGTAGAACGGTTACGGTCAAAGTCTAAACACTGGGACACTGGAATACCTGACCAAAAATACTATAATGAACTTTTAAGGGTGTCGAAGCACCAGATTATTTGGGGGTGCAATTATTACGAATTTTTACAACCAGCAGGAAGAATTGTTTGGGATAAGGAAAACGATTCTAGCACATTTTCAAATTGCGAGTTGGCCAGCATTAGCCTGATAAATTCAGTAAAAATATTTCGGTGTATGTGGAATGGAATGCTTCAGCATGATATGAAAAATAAAGAAATCCGTCAGCATCCGACGCAGAAACCCGTTGCGCTCTACAAATGGTTGCTCAAAAACTACGCCAAACCGAACGACAAGATACTTGATACGCACGTCGGCTCTGCATCTTCCTTGATTGCCTGTTACGATATGGGATTTGATGCAGTAGGATTTGAACTTGACAAGGACTATTTTGACAAATCAACGCAAAGATTAGAGGACTTTATGCGACAGCCAAAACTTTGCGAAGATTGTATGTATCCACCGAGCGAACAATTGAGGTTTTGAAAATGAAAGAGTGTACCTATTG